ATATGAAATCAGGTAGTTGGTTATCTAAAAATGTAAGACCACTTACCTTAATATTTTTAACTTTTATATTTGTTGTACTATCATTTTTTGATGGTAATGTAGGTGGTTTTGCAGTATCAAAAGAATATATACCTGTATATCAAACTCTATTAATGGTAGTTTATGGAGCATATTTTGCAGGACGTTCAATTGAAAAAGTAAAAAAATCAGATAACAAATAAAACTAATAATTATGTGTAATTGTAAAGAATGTAATTGTGGTACCTCATGTGAGTGTACTTGTTGTAACTGTTAAAAACATTTAGTCCGATTCATAGCCGGACGATTTAAAAAATTAAGAAAGGAGCTGTGGCCCAATCATTTGGATTGGGTCACTTTTTTTTATACATTAACCCATAAATAAAATTAAGAATGACAAAAGTAGTAATTGTAGGAGCGGGAGTTGCAGGTATAAATGCAGCTACAAAATTAGTAGACAATAATTTTAAAGGAAAAATCACCATTATTGATATGGGTAAAAATCCATATGATAGATTACCTGAAGAAGTAATGACAGGTATGTTAGGTGCTGGTGGTTGGTCTGATGGTAAATTAACTTATCATACTTCAATAGGAGGTCAGTTATCTAAATACTGTGGAGACGAAAAGGCAATGGAATTAATGGATCAAGTTATTAATAATTTTAAAAGATTCCATCCTAAACCTGAAGAAGTACAATGTTCTAATCCAGTAGCAGAACCTGACTTTATTAAACCATATTTTGGTTTAAGATTATTCCCTGTATGGCACGTTGGTACAGATTATTTACATGAAATTGGTAAAAATTGGTATAACTATTTAAAAAATAATCATGTAGAATTTATTTGGGAAACTAAAGTAACTGATATTGATTTTGATAAAAATATAGTATTGTATGATGGTGGTTGGGAAGATTATAACCAACTTATTTTTGGTGTAGGTAAATCAGGAATTGATTTTGGTAAAGCATTAGCTGAAGAATACAAATTACCTACAGAACCAAAATCAGTACAAATAGGAGTACGTTTTGAAGCACCACAAAAACATTTTCAAAAATTAATTGATGTGTCTTATGATTTTAAATTATACAGAAAGTATGATGATAAAGGTGTATCATTAAGATCATTTTGTACTAATAATAATGCTGCTTATGTTGCAGCTGAACATACTTATGGAGATATAAGTTATAATGGTCATGCTAAAAAAGATCCATCATATAGAAATGATATGACTAATTTTGGTATTTTAATGGAAATCAGAAATATTGATAAACCATTTGACTGGTCAAGAGCAGCAGTAGAAAAATTACAACATGAAGGTGTAGGAATGTTTTATTCACCATCACACAGAGTACCTTCAAAAACATCAGAAGGTGATTATGTAAAAACACACGTTGTAAACAGTATGGACCCATTGTGGGATGCAATTGGTGATTATGCTTCATACATCCACGAATTTATTGAAGACATGGAAAAAGTATTCCCAACATTAGGTAAAGATTGGGGTATTTACATGCCTGAAGTAAAATATTTGTCACCAGAACCATTAGTTAATTACGATGATTTAAGTCTTACTAGGTTTCCTAATGTACATTTTGTAGGTGATGCTTTAAGTGCAAGAGGTATTACAGTATCAGGAGCTCAAGGTACATATGTTGCTGAAGCATTATTAATAGATGAAGATCATAAAGAAAAAATAAAAAAATATCCAGACTTTGTAGAAAATATAGAATTTTAAATTATGAATAAACAACAAATAAATGCTGAAATAGCACGAAAAAAAGAATTAGAAAGAATTAGACGATCAGTTAATCCAAAAACTAAAGTAAGAAGGGTTTATAAAATTGAAGAAGATGGATCAAAAACTAGAGCAAGAGTAGTTGATCTTGGTTACAAAGCAGTATTCCATAATGAAGAAGGTCCTGCTTTAGTTAATAAAGAACAAAAAAGAAAAGAGTACTATTTAAATGGTATTGAATATGATTTTGATACTTGGAATGAAATAATGAAAGGTAAAGAGGGATTACCTTGGTATAAAAATCCATCAATGAAGGGAACAACAAGACATTAATATATGAAAATAGGTTTATGTGGAACAATGAGTGTAGGAAAAACTACACTAGTAAATGCTTTAAAAAAATTACCTGAATTTAAAGATTATAATTTTAGAACAGAACGTTCTAAACATTTAATGAATTTAGGAATACCTTTAAATACAGATAGTACGTTAAAAGGACAATTAGTTTTTGCTTCTGAAAGAGCAGCTGAATTAATGCAAGAAAAGATCATAACTGATAGAACAATAATTGATGTTATGGCCTTTTGTAGTTTATCTAAATCAATGAGTAAAATTGAAAAGGACAATATAAATAATACTTTATGGCATTTAATACAAGAATATGATATTATATTTCATATAGATGATTTATCTATTCCTATTGAAGATAATGGAGTTAGAGAAACAAATAAAGAATATAGATTAGCTATAGCTAAAGAAATACAAGAAATAATAGCAGAATACAGATATCAATGTAATATAATAAATATATCAGGTACTACAGAAGATAGAGTTAATCAAATAAAATCGGTTTTAGACAATATGTATTAACATATGGCCCAACAAAACATCAAACAAATCATAAAGCAGGAGTACATTAAATGTGCTAAGGATCCTGTATACTTTATGAAAAAATACTGTTGGATTCAACATCCAACAAGAGGTCGTGTACAATTTAATTTATACCCATTTCAAGAGGGCACATTAAATTTATTACAAAAGAATGATAGAAACATTATTCTTAAATCTAGACAATTAGGAATTTCAACCTTATCTGCAGGTATTTCTTTGTGGATGATGATATTTCAAAAAGACAAATCAATATTAGTTGTTGCAACTAAACAAGACACAGCTAAAAACTTAGTAACAAAGGTAAAATTTATGTATGATAATTTACCTTCTTGGTTACAAATTGGTTTTACAGAAAAAAATAAATTAGCACTACGACTAAAAAATGGTTCTCAAATTAAAGCAGTATCAGCAGCAAGTGATGCTGGTAGATCAGAAGCAATTTCTTTATTGATTATTGATGAGGCTGCCTTTATTGAAGAAAATCGAATAGAAGAAATTTGGGGTTCATCGCAACAAACACTATCAACGGGGGGTAAAGCAATTGTACTTTCTACACCAAATGGTACAGGTAATTTTTTCCATAGAATGTGGATTAAAGCAGAAGAAGGATCTAATGGTTTTGTGCCCATTAGATTACCATGGACTGTACACCCAGAAAGGGATGAAAAATGGAGACAACAACAAGATGATGAATTAGGTTTAAGAATGGCATCACAAGAATGTGATTGTGATTTTACAACTTCAGGTAATGTTGTATTTGAATCTGAAATGATGAATTTTATTGAATCTACAAACATATGTGAACCTGTAGAAAGAAGAGGATTAGAAGGAGGATTACATATTTGGGAATATCCAGATTATACAAGACAGTATATGATAACAGCGGATGTAGCTAGGGGAGATTCCTTAGATTATTCTGCTTTTCATATTATAGACATTGAAGAATGTAAACAAATTGGTGAATTTAAAGCACAAATAGGCACAAAAGAATTTGGACATATGTTAGTAGCAATAGCTACAGAATATAATAATGCTTTACTTGTAATTGAAAATGCTAATATAGGATGGAATACAATTCAAGTAGTAATAGATAAGGGGTATAATAATTTATATTATTCACCTAAAGGAGAAGCAGCAACAAATGCAGATGCATTTTTAGCTAAAGGATATGATACAATAGATCCTACTAAGATGGTTCCTGGTTTTACAATGTCAATGAAAACAAGACCATTAACTATAGGAAAATTAGATGCCTATTTAAGGGATAAAGCTATTCTTATTCAAGGAAAAAGAACATTAGAAGAAATGAGAACATTTATCTGGAAAAATGGAAGGGCAGAAGCCCAAACAGGATATAATGATGATTTAGTAATGTCTTTAGCAACAGCATGTTATGTTAGAGACACAGCACTTAAATTTGCACAACAAGGAATTGACATAACAAGAGCAACATTAAAAAATTTCACTAAAAGTGCTCCTATGATTTATACGGGGGGAGTAAGTAAAAAAGAAGCAGGATGGACTCAAGATATGGGAGAACATGGACAACAAGATCTTACTTGGCTTCTTTAATATGTATTAAAAAATAATATAAATGGCAGACACTAGTTTATTTACCAGATTAAGAAGATTATTTTCGAATGACGTTATTATTCGTAACGTTGGGGGGAAACAACTTAAAATTATGGATACGGGTAGGATCCAAAAATATGGAAACCTAGCAACAAATTCACTTTATGATAGATTTACACGTTTACATAAACCTGTAGGATCTTCGTTACAATATAATCCAACATTAAATTACCAGTCAATGCGACTTCAGCTTTATAGTGATTATGAAGCTATGGATCATGATCCAATTATTGCAGCCGCACTTGATATTATTTCTGATGAAACTACTAACAGAAATGAGTATGGAGATGTTTTAAACATAAATTCATCTGATGAAAATGTAAGAAAAGTACTACATAACTTATTTTATGAT